AGGTGGTCATTGTCCGCTGTCCGGATAAGGTCAAAGTCGATAACGGCCCCGTCTTTGCATCCGAGAAGGGGAGCATATTGCGGATTTTTTGCAGGCCGCTCTTGACTGCTTCAACAGGTGCCGAGATCGCGCTCTTGATGCCTTCGGTAAAGGTGGTGAGGATTTTCTTCCCCGACTCTCTGAACCATGCAAAGGCACCGCTGATCGCGTTCTTGATGTTCTGGATACCTTGGGAGAATTTATCCCGGATCGCCGAGAGCTTTCCGCCCGTCAGGTTATCCACAAAATTGAAGCCGTCCTGGGCGACCGAGCGGATGCCGGTCATAGCCGCCGCCATTGCGCCCTTTATCCCGCCGCCGTGCTGTTCATAAGCCGACTGCATCTCGGAAAGTTTCGAGGCCGCATACTGCTTGGTGGCCTCCATAGCAGAGGAAACCGTTTCCTTCATGCCGTTGAATTTCTCATTTATCTTGTCTTTGATCGCCGAGAGTTTCCCGCCTGTCAGATTGTCAAGGAAGGTGAATCCTGCGGTGTAAAATCCCTTTACTCCTTCTATCGCTGCTGCAGCGATCCCCTTGATGCCGCCGCCGTGTTCCTCGTAGGCCCGTTTCATGTTGCCGAGCTTTTCTTCTACGGTCGCCTTGGCTGCGCCCATCACCTTGCCGATGACATCGCCGATTGCCCCGAATATCTGCTTTGCGACCTCGAAGGCGGCACCGAGTTTTTCTTTGACCCAGCTGAAAATGCCGTTCACCAGGTTTCGGAACCACTCGCATTTGTTGTAAAGAAGGATTATGCCTGCAATCAAAGCAACAATGCCGATCACGATCCAGGTGATAGGATTGGCCAGCAGCGCCGCCGTAAAGCTCCAGACCGATGTGATCAGCGGCCCGAGGGCGGTGGCAGCGGTGGCGATTGCTTGCTTTGCCATCCCGACCAGACCGGTCACCATACTTTTGAGGGCATTGACCCCGCTGATCGCAGCGGTTTTCGCCATGCTTGCGATATTCAAAGCCACATTTTTTATACTGCTGATTGCTCCGGCTCCGGCACTTTTGATGAAGGAAAAGCCCTTCTTGATGCCATCGCCTGCGTACATCCCATATAGTCGTATCGTGTCCAGCATATCCGGCAGCTTTTTGACCGTTCCGATGAATCCGGTTACAAGGCCCGCCGTTTTTGTAAATACCAGCCCCACGCCGCCGATCACTGCGATGACCGTCCCGGCGACGGTCAGGAATCCTCCCAGGGCAAGCACCACCAGCATGATGACCCGCACCAGCTCCTGGTGGTTTTGAATCCACTCGGCCCCTTTTGCGATAAAGCCGCCGACCTTCTCCATCACCACATTGACGGTGGGCAGCAGGCTGTTGCCCAGGTCTTCCGTCACATTGTGTATCTGCTGCTGCAGCCGCTGGAACTTCTCCGGCTCCGTTTCGTTGATCGCGTTGGCCATGTCGGTGGTCACGCCCATTCCGTCCCCCATCGCGCCGTACAAGGAAACGATGCTGTCCTGGAGGTCGCCGGTCTTGTTATACAAAAGGTCGATCAGCGCAACGGCCTCGGCATCGCCGAAGGCTTTCTGCAGCTCCATCTTTTCCGCTGCGTCCATCGTATCCCCGAACTTGCCGCGCAGTAGCTCCAGTATCTCCGGCATGGAGAGCAGCTGATTGTTGGCGTCGGTGAACGAAAGGCCCAGCGCCTCGCCGCCCTTGGTGGCAGACCGCAGGAAGGCTTTGTATTTTGTCCCCGCTTCGCTGCCGCTCATGGTCGCCTGCAGCGACCCCAGAATGGCCAGCTGTTCCTCCAGCGGTACCTGGGCCGTCGTTGCCGACGCCCCCAGCGTTTTGATTGCCTGCGCCATGCCGGAGCCGGAGGTCTTAAAGGCCCGGACGCTTTCGGCAATCCCCGCCGAGAACATCTCGCCGAACTCCATATCCGAAAGGTCGCTGTAAAAATCCTTATAGATACCGTACCCGGTGGCAAATAGGTCGGTCATCTCGCCGATGGTGGATTTTGTCGCTTTGGCGGTAACGCCCGCCAGTGTCGTGTACTGCGCGACCCCCTCATCCGTCAGGGAAGAGATGCCGCTTTTAATATCATAAGCCGCTGTGATAAAGTCCGCCTTGGTCGTCCCGGCCCACTGGTCGGAAAAACTCCGGGCGGCATCTTCCAGCGCATCCAGGTCTTGAATGCCGAGGGATGAAAGCTCCCCCAGCGCCCTGCGTGTTTCAAAGGTGGCCTCTACCGGGGCCAGAACCGCGCTGGTGATCTCCCCGCCGACCGCCGCCATTCCCATGCCGGTCTTTGCCATGCCGCCGAAGGTCTGCTCCATCTGCTGCAGCTTGCTGATGGAACCTCCGGCTGCTGTTGTGACCCGTGCCATAGGCTCGGTGAGGTTATCCACCATATTCATGATAAGGCTCAACCGGAACACCGATTCAAGGCTCATGCTGCGTCACTCCTTTCCTGCAGCGGGACTACCGACCGCCTCACTCCTCTCCGAAAGCGTCCACGACGCCCCGCTGGATGATAGATGCCTCTACCTCTTGGATGTAACGCGCCTTTGCCAAAAGGCCCAGGAACTCGCTGGTCTCCATGTGGTCGATGTCCAGCCCCTCTAAGAGAGCAGGAGGGACGAACCGATAAATCTCCAGCGTCCCCGCCTCGAAAATATTGGCTCGTACCTCCTGGAGCTTCTCTCTTAGAGTTTCTTCAAATTTGTCAGATCGGACAGCCCCATCATGTTCAGCAGCTTCTCACCGACGCCAAGGGCCAGGGCCGGGTATTCCTCAAGATCGCGCTCCAGCTGCGCCTTGCTCTCCTCCACGACCGCGTCAAAGACAAAGGCTTTCAGCGCCCCCAGCATATCCTTCGATGCCGTCTTGACATAGCGGTTGTAGCTGGGGTTGCCGGGCCGCTTGAAAAAGTATTTGACCGGGTAGTCCGTGTCGTCGTCCGGGTGCAGGGTCATGGAGATGGTATAGAGCTTTTCCCCCGCATACTTCTCCTTGACCTTCTGCTCCTCAGTAACAGCTGCATTCTCCGCAGTCCTGGTTGTGATGTTATCCATTCTGGTGTCCTCCTTCAGATTGTTGTTAAATAGCTCTCACGCCGTCACGGGTGATGCCGTTGACGATGATGAAGTCAATGTCGACCTTGAGGCTCTTGTCGCCCTGTGCGGCCTTTTGGTCGGTCTTGGTAAAGGTGACGGTGCTGAGGATGTCCGTCCTCGTCCGGCTCCCAGGATTGGCGTAGGAGACGGCGATCTTCGGGATGACCAGCTTGTAAAGGGAGATGCCCCGGCGCTTGCAATAGTCAAGCAGCTCGTCGTAGTCGTCCCGTAGCAGGCTGATCTTGCCCTCCGATTTGTAATTCCCCTCGCCATAGCCCCGGGGCTTCTGACCCGCGCCGTAGACGACCTCTTTTTCCAGCTCGTCGTTATAGCTGACCTCCTGCACCTGGATATTGAGTCCGGGCATCTGGAAGTCCACATCGCCCCAATCGTAGGCTCTGCCGTTTACTTTAAGCATTTCTGTTTCCTCCTTTAGCTCGTAGCGTTGGCCCGCCCGATGTCAACATGGATCGTGCGGATATAGCCCCGGGAAACATACCGCACCACCACATCCATCCGTTCGTCCTTGATGATGTCCTGGCCCTCCGGGACGGTGATCTGAGCGGAGGAGATTTCCTTGGCGCGCACCATCTCGTCCAGCGGGGCCTCCATGTACTTGGCCCGGCGCTCCAGCTCGCCCTGGGTATCCTCCACATCAATGTCCTCCTGCAGCAGCGGCAGTCCGGCCTTGCGTACCTCCCGGACGATCTTGTTGACGACGCGCACATCTTCGATGTAGCGGTAGTCGCTGCCGTCCGGCGACATGACCCGGGCGTTGGTGACATAAAAGCCCTCCAGCCCGTCATATTCCCGGAAAGTGATGTACTTGGCGCTGTCCAGCAGCTCGATGTATTCTTTGATGCCTGCGGGCCGCAGCTCCAGCATCTTGTCCTTGGAGATACCCATGCCCGCCGACTCCCTGGTGCGACCCACCGACTGCTGCACGCTGGTCTTTGCCAGCAGACCGCAGAGGATGCTGGCATTGTTCACCTCGGCGATGGTGCCGTCCATCTTCACATACAGCGACCGGGCCGCGACGACGGCAATGTTCTTGTTCTTGAGCTTTTTCTTTTCGGCCTCCAGCCGGAGGGCGTAGTCGTCCACGCTCTCGTCCGCCCCGATCTTCCCGGCTTCCAGGATAAAGAGCAGAGGCTTGTGTCGCTGGGTCTCCAGCTCGGTCTGGGCTGTGGAGACCGCCGCCCACATCGCCGCTGTCGATTCGCCCACGATATGGACGAACTCGAACAGCTCATCGAACTGCCGGAGCTTGTCGATTGCGGCCAGCGCGTCGGCGTTGGTCATCTGCGGGGCGGTAGTGGTAAAGGCAAAGCTATCCCCGACCTGGAAGCTCTCTTCCGGCGTGTCCTCGCCCTGGGTGAAAGTCACTGTCACGCCGGTGCCGGGGATTTCATAGACCCCGGCCAGGGGGATCATGGCCTCCTCCGACTTGGTGAAGCCGCCGTCCAGGGAGTAGGTGAACAGGGCCGTATTAAAGCCCCCCTTGCCGGTGATTTCCACCTTGACCGAGTAAGCATTGTTCGGATTTCCGGTGGCGGAGCAGGCCCCGCCGCTGTCCCCTGTCTTGCTCACCTCGCTGATGGTGCCAGCGGTAGTCGCCTTGACCGGGATGCAGTAAATGCGGCTTGCTCCGTTCTCCACCGAGTCCATGACCGAGTCGGCCAGAGGGGAAAGGCCCAGCCTATCGCGGATTTTGGCGACCCCCATGTTCCCGGTGATGGTGATGGGCGCATCCGCCTCCATAGGCGACACGCCGATTGCGACGAATATCCCGGTACCTTTTTCGGTCTCAAAGCCGAGCAGCCCGTCGCTGACCGTTGCAAAAACATCTCCCAGCATTATTCCACCTTCTTTCCCATCGGCGCGCCGCTGAATGCAGCGACCGCCTCCCTGTATTCCGCCTCAGTGACTTCCTTGCCCGGCCTCCAGTCCTTTGCCGCGCATACGCCGCTGTAGATGGAAGCGGGCGTTTTCTGTTTTACGCGAAGCTCCTCGATCCTCTGCAGCTCCGCCGTTTCGTTATTCGCCTTCGGCTGCATCGCCTCCGGCCCCTGTGCTTTCGCCATTTGAAATAGTCTCCTTCCTGCTGATATTCTCGATCTGAACACCGAGGTCTTTTTCGCTGATGTCGATATATCCGGTATCCCGGTAAACCCCACCGTCAAACCGCACCTTGACCTGGACGGCGACCTTGGCCTTGAGGATGCTGTCCTCCTTCTCGACCCAGTCGGCCCCCTCGATCTCGGCCCCGGTGAAATTGCCGTCGATATACAGGCCGCGCTCCACCGTTCTTAGAAACCGTTCGTAGATTTCCTCGGCCTTTTCCGCTGTATATTCGCCGATGATCACATCGAAGGTCATGCTCCGGTCAAAGACCTTTCGCCTCTTTTGCTGATCGCCCCTCTCGTTCCTGTAAATGCGTTTTGAGCCGCTTCGGGTAAGGGTCTCCTCCTCAAAGAGAATCGCTCCGATGTGACTATCGGCACACAGCTTCAGCTGTTTCATGGTAGTGATAGGCAGCGTCCGGATGCCTGCCTCCTTCAGCGCCTCCTTTAAGAATTGCTGGCATTCTGCAAACATCCGTTACTCCTCTCCCAGCGCGTCTTCCAGCGTTGCCTTGATCTCCTGCATATCGTCCTCCGACAGCCCCAAAAAGGGACGGGCGGGGATTTTCACCTTGACCGTGACCTGGCGCTTGCGTATCCACTTGCCATCGATGCGGAACACCAGACCTTTCGAGGTCTTGGCCCGGATGGTGATCTTCCGGCCCGGCTCGCCCAGCTGGTGGGTCGATGCGTAGATGGTGTTCGTGCCGACCGCAAAGCCGGAGGCGTCCGACTGCGAATGGATAGAGTTTTTCATCCTGGCCGTGTTGGTCAGCGTCTTGCCGCCCTCCGTCGATGCCCGGATGGAGCGCTTCCATCGCTGCCCGTTCGGGGCCTTTTCGTTCCGAAACCGGTCAAGGGTGGATGTCCGCATAGCCTCCGCCATCGACGCCGTTACCTGGCGCTTGTCAAGCTCGGAAAACTGCTTCATCCTTGCCATAAGACGCCGGACATCGCCCTCAAGCCGGATACTGTACCCCATTACATCCCCCTCATGCTGTCCCGGCTGAACAGGCGGGTGTTCGACTTCACCGAAAAACCTGTGGCCGCTGCCGTTGCCGGGTCTTCGGCATCGACGCCCAGAGAGACTTTGCCCTCCGCCACCAGCGTCAGGAACTTGATCGCCGCATTGTAGCGGTTTAGGTAGGTCTTTTGCTCAGTGCTTTCGTCGATGCCGATGCGGGAGAACAGATTGTAGACTGCGATGTCCTTTGAAAATTTATTGATGACCTTTGGGGCCGGAGCGAGAGGGACGGCATACCTTTTCGCCAGATAGCCGTCGATCTCTGCATCTGCGTCCCCGATTGCGGCGTCGATGAGCGGGGCCATGAACGCTTCGCGCTCATCGATATTCTCAATAAAGTTGTCCCCAATGAGGGCATTCAGCGCATCGTCCTTGATCATCTCCCGGACTTCATCCCTTGTGCTGTAACTCATGCCGTACCCTCCTTTCCGTTCTGGTTTTTTACGATGCGGCGGAGTCGCTACCGTCCGAGCCGACCGCCATCTGCCAGAAACCAAAGCCTGCATTTCCGCGGGAGTCCGCACCATAAAGGAACTTTTTGGAGAGGAAAACATTGTCATCGGTCTCCGCTGTCTTGGAAACGAATTTGGCCTTCTTGCGCTGTTGGTAGATCAGCGGCCTGATGGGCCGTTTGGTGCAGAGCAGGAACCAGGCGGTGTCGCTTTTCAGACGAGGTTCCACATGGATCTCGGCGGTGCCCTGCATGGTGTTCTTGGTGCCGTTCACAAAATCGGCCACCAGGATGTCCCGCGCCGCCGCCTCCAGCGCCGGGGGAACCACCAGAAGGTCGGGAACCAAGCCCAGGGAGCGCCCCTTGCTGTTTTTATAGCCCATCATCATGGCCCGGGCCGTTTTGTATGCCTCGCTGCTCAGTGCAGCGGTGAGCTTGTTGCTGACGCTTTTGTCCCCGACCGCATGATCAGCGGCAAAGAAAGCCTTGCCATCGTAGCACAGGGCGGAAAAGCCATCGCTCAGAAGTGCGTAGACCAGCTCGTCCGGGTGCATAGCTGCAGCCTCACCCAGCATTTGGATAGAGGGGCGGTACAGGCCGATCTTGTCATCCTCCACCGCGTTGCGGTCAACGCCCACCGTCAGCTCGAAGTCCTTGTTCTTGATGGTATAGTCGGAGCCGCTGATATTCTGGATTTCGCGGTCGCCGATCCACTCGCGCATCCCGGGGATGTCGCCCAGCCAGGCGTAGGTCTCGCTCTCGGTAGTGGAAGGGACGACGGTGGCGATCTTCTCGTAGGTAGGTTTCTGGCCCTCGAATGCCTGGGCAAACAGGGTGTTAAAGGCCACATAAATGCCCCTCAGATTTTGGGAATTGATAATCATGGTTGTTGTCCTCCTTCTTTATTCGCTTTTGGCGCTGGTGGCAGCGGTATGGCCCATTTCGACCGCTACGCCGCCCTCATCCACACGAACCACCAGCCCGGCGGCGGAGGCTCCTGTAGCCAGTGCAGTGACCGTCTGGTCATCTTCAATATAGCAAAACCCCAAAAGGTGCTTGCCGCTGACCTTGTTCGCCGCAGTTGCGGTATTGTTAAAGACAAACACACCCCGGGCGACTCGGATGCTCACTGCGCCATCGTCTCCGGCATTCGCCACGGTTTCCTCCGCCCGGCCTGCTGCGGTCAGCCCTGCCGCCTTCTTGCCGGGGATCGCATAGCCTTCTGCATCCAGCACCACCAGGCTCCCCT